TATAAGTGCTTGTAACATTACTTAGACTCCTTACCCATCCAGATGCCGAAACTTCCCGTGAAAGCCCCAGTTACAACTGATATTAGACCCGCCTGTGATACCGATAGGTCAGGTTGGGATAATGCCCATTCTAGGCACCGTATATACATAATGGAGGTCACCAGCATCATCAAACGCGGCAGAACCTTCCATTCATCCAGCTTTGTTGCCATCACGCTTTCCCTTTTCCAACCACGCTTTTGCTATGCCGTGGTGATGCGTTATTATAATGATTTTCCCAGCTTTGTCACACACAACGTATTTCCCTAGTATATTCTTGTATAATGTCACCCATTCGCCAACCGATCTACACCCCAAATCATTGCCGCAGTTCCACCAACAAAAATTAAAACCCCTAAAGACAAAGAAATACCCCAAAACAATTTATCCCTCGCAGCAGCTTGGGCTTCTAATGCTTCTTTCTGACGTTTTCTAGCTTCGGCTTGCTCACGCACAACCAAGTCCCACATGCCCGGAGGCCCATATAAACGGCAATGGCTGCGAAGAGTTTCCATTGCTTCCTTGTGCGCCATCTTGGCTTGAGCAATAGCAAAACCTTCTTCTTCGCTAGATGTTAATCTTCCAAGCGGACCTTTGTGCTTACCTGATTCAGCAATAGCTATGTCGGCCTCTAATTTAGCCAACTTTCCAAAATGAGGCATAACACTGTTCAGGTCTTTGCCAGCTTGAACAGCAGAACTAATGCCTCCCGCTATTTTAGTGACTGCACCCGCTAAAGCTAAAACTTCAATCATACTTTGTCACCTATCTTTACAGAAGGTGGGCACCGATACCCATATGGCACCCTTATAACACGAGGATAATGATAATAGAAGAAAGACACTTCTTTGGGACATCGATACACGCAAGAAGTGTATAAATCACCGTAAGTATATACGCCCACCAAAATCGCTGTAAGGGCACAAATCACTAAAACTCTCCAGCAAACCTCTGCGGTCTAGCAATTTTACTAAAACGACTGTTTACCATGCCACCACTGGCGTATTTGCTCTTTCCAGCTTTACTCAAAGCTATCGCAACCGCCTGTTTTTGAGGCTTGCCAGCGTCCATTTCCGTCTCAATGTTTTTACTGATAACGTCCTGAGACTTTCCCTTTTTTAGCGGCATTATCCCCTCCGTTGCATAGCCATCTGCTGGATCTCAGCGTTAACTGCAATGCGCTCCCGGTTAACTTCGTTCCGGTCATCCGCAATCTCTTCCTGCAAACTCATTCGAGCGTTGTCTAATCGATCACGCTGCTCGACTTTGTTCGTCTCCAACTCCAGCTTGGCCGCGTCGTTTACCGCCTCTTGCTCTTGTTTCTGACGACGAAGCTCCAACTCTTGCATACGAATGGCTACCAAAGGATCGGGCTCGTTCGGGTTCTCGGGCATCAGCCTTGCCAACACATCCGCCATAATCTTCTGCTGATACAGAACGACCAAGTTTTCTACTTCCTGCTGGTTTTGCATGTCGACCTCTAACTGCTTCTCGTACTGAGCAACAGAATCCGAGCTTACTGCACCTACTTCCGCCATCATCTTCGCTCCGCTCAATGCCTGCTTGACCTCGTCCATAGCCTGCTTCTTCGCAAGCATACTGACGTGCTCCTGCAAGTGAGACATAAACGATCCCATAATCTGCGGAGAAGTAGCCACAATCGGAGTCTTCATAAACATGATATGGATGTCGATATGCGCCTCGTGGTTCTGCTCTGGGAACGCTCGTAAAATGTCCCCCATAAGCGCCTTGGCATTCTCCATAGCGGGGTCCATAGGTTGAGGCTCTTGGGGTGGGGGTAAGATTTCCTCAATGTTCTGGACCTCGAGCGCCTGATACATCCGTCGATACGCAGCATGGAGGTTGTGCATCTGTGGATTTGACTGAGCCAGTTGGAGTTGTGTCTGGGCCAGCGTAACGCGTTGCGCCATGGAGAATATGTTTGGATCACTGACCGGAAGTACATCGATCCTGTCATCAAAGTCTTCCTGCTTAACCGCGGCAGGCGCACCCGCAACGTCATATGGGTATTCCGGTGGCGTGTTTTCCTTGAAAATGCGAGCCAATAAACGAAACTCGTTCTTCTGTGCATAATGCAGCCGCTTGTGTATAGCGGACATTACCTTCATGCCACGCTCCAGCATGGCTACCGTAGTGCCCACCGGAGTTTCCTGATTCATATTATTGACTTGCTGATCGGCAATAGAAACAAACCGACGACCGTCTTGGATCAACGATCCCAACAACTGAGCCAGCGTTCCTGACGGCTCCTTGTATGGAAGCGGTATCAGTGAGTCCCTGATATTCCCACCGGGAGCATCAATGTCCCTCCACTCTCCGGGCTGCAACGGCTCATCGTCGTTGCGCACTCGAACTCCACGGGCTTTAAACCCAGCAGGTAAGTTCGCCAACGTCCCCGCATCAATTAACTGACGCAGAATACTCGTAGCCGCACGTCCTAACCCACCGATCATATGCACCAGACCAAAGCCGTAAAAACCTAAACCCGGTAAGAATTTGTAATGCACAAAGTACTGGCGTTTCTTTTTAATCGGATCAATCTCGTCATAGTTACGACGAATAGCCAAAACCTGTCCGCTGTCTTTGTCGATGGTAACAATGTACGGCAACTTGATACCCGTAGGCTCGCCCATCTGATCCGTATCCTCGAACCCATCGATGTCGAGATCACAGTGCATCTCCAGAATGGTCCTGATATCGTCTGTGTAGCTCCGTGAGATGCCTTGTAGCTTGTTGACCTTCTCCTCTACCTCATCCTCTTGCGCGTCTCCTGCGCTGCCTAGATCGATGTCCTTGTACACTCCGGAAAATTGCATCTTCCGAACATCGTTGTCGGTCATCTTTAAGACATGCGTAACGCGTGGGGCCGTAGCCAAATCCGTAGCTGAATACGAAACAACCACGTCCTGTGCAGGTACGAACTCCGCTACCGCACGAGCTTTTAGTGGATCAAAATAAACTTTCTTAAACGTAGATCCAGACAAGGGAAGATAAAACAGCATCTGATCCATCCCGGGATCGTACTCCTCCATCACCTCCATGATCTGGTAATTCATAAAGTGCTTTACACGCTGGGCCTGATCCTCACGCTTCTGATCCTGCACACCTATGATCTGTGTGCGAACCGGACCACCCGCAGGTAACAATTCCTTGTATGCCTGTGCCTGAAACTGTGTGACGCTTTCGCTAATTAACGGGTGCGTGACCCCACTAGCGCCTTCAAACGGCTCAGAACGCTCCGTGTTTTGGACACCAAGTAAGTCCAAACCCTTACTATAAGTCTCTTCCCAGTCCCTACGAGACTCATAATCTTCCTCGTACAGACCGACCAAATCGCTGCTAATTTCGCCCAAAGTGCCATCATCTAAAAACTCCGCAAGGTTTGCCGTGTGGTCAACTATCTCAACCTCTACGCCCTCTTCATCCATTTCACCCATTGCTTGGACAATCGCTCCACCCTGTCCATCGTCAATGACTTCCGCTCCGCCGCTGAAATCTGCGGCCTCCATAACGTCTACCTCAACATCGGGAAGACCTTCGGTCGCTTCAAGATCAACTCCTGAATCTACTAAACTGCCCATTGGGCGAGGTGGCATAGCCATCAGTAATACTCCCGTCTACGAGGAACGTACAAATCGTCCTCTTCCTCTTCGCCCCGTAAAGAAACGAAGCCGCCCTGACGAAACCTCATCAAGGCTAGTGTCATGCTATCACAAAAGTCATCGTGATCGCCATTAGGAAATGAAACCACTTCCTCAATGACCTCATCCGCAAACTTCTCGTGCATCGGTGCCCACACAATCCCAGCTTCAAACAAAGGCGCAACCATGTGCATTCTGGTTACTTTATCATTTCCTTTGCCCGGTGAGAAGCCCAAGGCTGGAATACCACGAAGCCGCAACTCGTCAATGAGCGGTGTACCCGTCGCTTTCGCTTCGACCAACACCATGTCTGGCTCCCAGTATTCGTGCTCCTCATACGCAATCTCCTTGAGTTCAGGAAAGTTCCAACGCCCTCTTCGAGCGTCCATAAGTATGATGTTATCCGGACCACCGTCGTCGGGCGTAAACACCCCCCACGTCGTTATCGCAGAATAATCCGCTGTTTCTTTCTTTGAAAACGCCGTGTCATACGCTTGAACAACGTACTTAATCGCCGGGATCTGTTCTTTCTCCCAGTCTTTCCACCACTCTCGTTTGACTATCGCACTCTCAGAAGCAGTAGGCTGTTGCTGCCACTGCGCATTCCACTTGCCTACAGGAAGCGAGGCTTTGATCGAAAGAAGCGCCTCTTTCTCCCAAAACTCAGGCCATAACGGCTTGTCGCTCGGCATGATTGCAGGGAACTCAACAACCTCCCACTTGTCCGACATAA